GCATTCTTCAACAAACTTCAGACCCTCCTTTTTCCGCTCTTCACGTGGAAGAGACAACTGGAGCCGAATATTTCTAGAAAGACTTCCATGCGTTAGGGCAGCTGTTCTGTGATTTTCCATGAGTTCGTTAATCTTGAGAAACTGCATGATAGTAGCGACAAGACCTGCTACCAAGTTCATACCACCGATGATAGCGGGAACTGTGCTTCTCATACTTGCAGGAAAAGATGACTGTGCAAAGTTCGCTGTACCAGTGATTGTAGAAAGTACGATTACAGGTAAATTAAAACGCATACTGAGTTTCTTATAAAGTAGAAACGACCGATGGTGCATGTATCTATAGCAAGCGGCCGCTTCACCCCACTGCCTCAAGACAGATTCGTGATATTCGTTCCACATTTCTTTCATATTAATTTCTTCAGTCATCTTATAATAGATGAACATAATATTCCTCATTCATCTCATTTTTCTCTTATGGATCCTTATCGTACCTTTCACAAACAACAGAAGAAATCTAGAGTTTTATTCGATGATCATTCCATTCATCTTTTACCATTGGTCAGTCAATGATGACACGTGCGCTTTAACACAGGCGGAGATGTACGTTACCGGGAGAGATAAAGAAAAGACTTTCATGGGTCGTGTCGTAGGACCCATTTACAAGATGGAAGAGAATGAACTGAACAAACTGACTAAGACATTATTTTTCGCACTCTGGGCATTTGTCCAATACCGACTAGGATATTTTGACGCATTCACAAAGGATCTGAACAAATTAATTAAAGGTAGCACACCCAAATAAGATATAATGGAGGTTGAAATTCGTCGTCTGAATGCGATCAAGGAGGCTTGCAAAACATCGTACGCCTCAAATCTCGAGTATCTCGAGGAACGTCTTGCTCGTGTGAATATCCAACTTGAAAGAACGACGTCTGAACTAAAACGAGACATTCTCACAAAACAGAAAAAACATTACGAGAACCAACTCACCAACCTCGATGAAAATGTTGAAAATGCAATCAAGGAGGTGGATGCTAACATCGAAAAACTCGAAAAAAATATGAAAGAAAAGACGGAATCATTCGACTACAATATCGAAAAACTACAGGAGTGTATCAAGCGTCGAAACACGGGTGATATTTTCGATATGTTTGAGAATGTCACGAATGCTCTACTTATTTTGGCACAGGAGATTTCCGAATAAATTCCATGGCAGTCTTGAGAAACTCGCGGTCTCGTTTGACCTTGGGATCAGCAGAAATGACGATGTAAGTCAATTTGTTGGGGAGTTTTGGAGTATTCCCCTTTGGCTTGGGGGTCACCTTGAGTTTCTTTTTGGCGTTCTGAATCTGCTTGGTGGTTGGCATTTATTGTAGATGGAGAAAATTTAAACGTGTCGAAGAAATGAACTGTATTCCTAAAATTGTGGTACACAATCATACAGAGGGCGTCAGCTATATCATGCTTTCTCTCGTATGGTATTTCATCCTCGATGTATTTTTCCGCGATGGACACGGTTCTCTCCTTCCTCTGATCATAGTTTAAATGCCTCATTCCAAAATGTGTATGCATGCTCACGGGTGAAATTAAAGACACCTTATCCTTGAACATGTAGTGTAATAGAATTTCAACATTTGTAAAACCACCTGGAGGTTGTCTCTCGATTAATATTTTTTCAGCCGAGTCGAATAGGTCTCTATGATCTTCAACAAATAAAGGAACTAGATCCACGATGTCATTAGAATATACATACTTATAGTCTGAGAGACTGACTTTTTTTACGTATTCAACCCTGATTTTTGGACCCGCCCTTGAATCGGCGAGTACCAAACCCATGTTATGGTAACCGATATCTATGGCTAATATCTTCATGTCTTTATCTGAAAGATTTTCCTTAACTATAGTAAAATGTCCACGTCCAAGATTATGCAGAAGCTCAAGAAGGAACACAAGAAGCAGGTGAAGAAGTTGAAACCCGGTGTGCGTAATGCCACACCCAAGAAGACCCCAGTCCCAGTCAACAAGAAGACCCCCACCAACCTCAACAGGGCTGTTGCCAAGATGAAGGCGACACAGGCGAAGCTCAATGCGAACAAGAATACCAAGAAGGTTAAGATGATCAACAAGAAGTAAATCTCTTGGTGTATAGTATATGAAGAATAAGACTAAAACGCAAATCATGTGGGTGGTTCTCGTTGTACTCGTCATCGCAGTAGGCTACATGTGGTGCAACCCTAATGTTGTAGAAGTCCCCGTTGAAGTTCCAGTCGTCGTACCTCCCCCGCGCATTCCCCCAACGCGAGAAGTTAGGTACGAACCCGAGTTCAGGGGGCCACCAATCAAGCAGTATAAGCCCGGGCGTATGCAGCAGATGGGTATCCTCGTTGGTGAAGGTGAAGAAACACTCCCACTATACGGTAAAGAAGTTCGTGGACGTAGGGACCGTTACCACTATTACACCACGACCGGTGGTGACAATCTGTACCCCATTCCTGTGAGCCACGACACGCGTGATTGTATGGAAGACATCGGCTGTCAAGAACTATACGGAAATGAATCGGTTACTGTCACAGGTAAAACCGGAGATTTTGATGTGAAGATGTACCGAACAGATGACTTTTTTTAATCGTAGAAAGTATGTTGAAAGACAAGATTGAATTTCTTAAAAAGATTGCTCACGGTTTAAGAGATTTGATGGATTACACGAGGCACACAAATCGTATCGGTAGAGAGCCTGGAAATGATGTCGAACACTGGATCAAAAGACATATTCTCAACCGAAACCATGATAACACGTATGAATTTTCGGTTGGTAAATTTAGGATGTCATTCGGAACTGTAGAAGATGATGTCATAGTAAAGATGTTGTTATACTTGGATGAGATTGGTATAACTATAGATCGAGCTTTGACGACAGCTTTTCCAAATCCACTTTACTTTTCAAAGTCTGAATTTGATTTTGTACATTTGATAAACACCGGTGATATCAAGACGTTCTACGATTTTCTCATCTATTAATAAATGCAATACAAGGAGCTCAAAAACAAGGCGAAGAAGTTGGGTCTCCGTGTCACCAAAAATGTTCAGGGCAAACGTGTGAAGCTCACTGCCAGGGAACTTCGATCGAAGATTACCACAAACTTTGAGAACAGTGTGAAGAATGCACAAAAGGTTATTCGCATTTGCCAAACTGTTGTCGCGCCTGCACCCCAAGGTGGGCGCGTACCTCCGCCTCCACCGATGCCACCGAAGAAGCCTGTGCTAAACAACAAGCGTGCCAAACTCATGGCTGAACTTAAGAACACTCTGAAAAAGAAGGGGTTGGCTAAGTAATCGTAAGGGATATCTCAGTCACATTATATTCTACACCTATTATAATATGGCTCTTGTCGTACTTGCGCTTTGTTGTCTTTCATCTTCAGCTGGGGTTGGTGGTTTCTTTGGTGGTCTGATTTCGGGAACAGAACCCCATTTTATGAAAGTTACGAAAGCTAAAGAAATGAAAGATATTGTTAAAGATCTCAAAAAGTTTATTAACGATTATGAAACTCAAATCCAAACTAAGTTCCCTAATGCTGGACCAGATCTATCTGGTCTAAGTACCGAAGATAGGGCTGAATACATAACGATGGCGAAAGAAAATATGACTAGTTTACGAGTTGGGGAGATTTGTGTGAAAGTGAAAGATAATACAGATAAAAATGGCAAATTTTTGGGTAAGGAAGAATTGAAAGAGTATACCAATAACGTTTTTACATTAAATGGTAACGTCTCAAAAAATAAACTTTTCGGTGATTATATCGGCTTAGACGATAATATCGACAAGTCGAAAGTTGACGAAATGGTGGGTGTATGTCTAGCAACAGACGAAGAATTCGATGAACTTATTAATTGATAAACACCACCCCAAACTTCTTGGTGATGATTTTCTTCGCACCCTCAAAGGTTGGATGACCCCAGAGGTACCAACGGGACCAAAACCCAGCTCCGTCGATACCACTCCTCTTCCAGTCTTCTTTGTCACTCGATGTCACCTCGAGCATCATGGTCTGTATTTTCTTGGGATCTCTCTCTGCTATGGTACGTTTGGGAACACGTCCACCGTGACGAAGCACATAGGAACGCATACGTGAAGGATTCTTGTGTTTGGTGTAGTCGGAATACCCACTGGCACCAAAGTCAACAGTCCCGCCGTCTTCTAAGATGGCCCTGAACTTCTTCTTACGATCAGGGCTACGAATAATCTTGACGCGCATACTTATATTTTACAAGTATTTAATTTTTGCACGCCGTGCAACCGTACTTCTCCTTCTTGGGCATGAAGAAGAGGCTCTCTGGACCACGCTTCACGCGGTACAGGTGGTCGTAGATGTGGAGGAGCGCCACGGTGAGGGCGAGGCTCGAGACGACGACACCGTTCATCTTGCGGGCGCTGTAGGCATAGATGATGATGGCAAGGATGATGGCGATCTGAACCCATGTGAGAGTGGGCATCTTGGGCATGGTGAAGCGCTTCTCGACGGTGTCGACTTCCTCAGTGGGCTCAGGGGCGGCGTACATAGAACGT